ATTACAGGATGGTCAATCTCTTACTTTTAGAGGTATTCCACTTGTAGAAATTACTGGATGGGATACTCAGTTAGCTGATGCTGCTAATCCTAATGGTAACATAGGAAAGAATATGCTAGTTTACACAGTAAATGATAACCTAGTTATCGGTACTGATGTAGCTGATGCTGGTTCTCAATTGAAATTTAGAAGTAATGACGATGACGATGAGTTATTGAAAATTATAGCTAAATATAAAATGGGTGCTCAGTTTGTATTTGGAGAACTAATCTCTTTCTACTTCTAATAATAATAAAGCCCCTCTTTATGGGGGGCATTTTTTTAACTAAATAAATTAATTAAAATGGCAGAGATTACAACTGATATTTTACTAGCTTGTAACGATGAAAATAGACGTGGAGGAATTAAGCGTGTATTCGTTATAAACAAGGATGATATATCTAGTTTTACTGCTTCTGGTTCTGATCATTCTTACACAGCGGTTACTTTAAGTACTACTGATGATAAGTTTTACGAAATAGAAGGAGAATTAGAAACTAAGTTATATTCATCAGAAGGAAGTAGAGAGAATGGTTCTATTTCTTATGAAACTTCTTTAGAAGTATTTGCTCCAAAAATGGAGAAAGTGAAAGCAAAAGGTATTAATTCATACATTGAGTCTTGTGGTTTAGTTGTAGTTTTTGAAACTTACAACAAAGAAACTAACGATAATAAAGCATTTGTTTTAGGATTTGATGAAATTATGGGTAAAGATGCAGCTGTTAACGCTATGGCTAATGAGGTTTTAGAAGCTGAATTACAAGGGCAAAACGGTTATACTGTTACTTTTGCTGGAAAGCAAGCTCAACTATTAAGAGAGTTTGTTGGTTCGATTGAAACTAACTCTAGTGGTACTGTTACTTTCGGTTCATAATATTGCATAATTAGGTTTATGATTGGATAGTTGTTAGGTCAACATTGGGAGAGTTAAAAGCTCTCCCTTTTTTTTTTATGTTTACTAAAAGAAATTTATTTTTATTATATTTGATAATATGAAAAAATTTATTATAGAGCCATCTTTTCTAGGCAAAAAAATAAATGGTATTGTGGGTGTTATCTACCTTACTGAAAAAACTAGCCAAAAGGATTTAAAAAAGTTATTTAATGCTGGTTTCAAAAATATTGTAAAAATAGAAGAGGTTAAAAATGAGCCAAAAGAAGATTAATAATATTAAGGCTAGTAGTGTTAAATCTGATCCGATAACTACACCGATAATAAAAAAAGAAAAGGAAACTAATCAAGATATACTTCAAAAGTGGGTACCTTTCTTCCAAGATTCTGATAATATTTATGTAAATGATTTAGCTAAAAGAGCTAGAAGATCATCTACTCATTCAAGTATTATTAATCAAAAAATTACCTTTGTAAAAGGTAAGTATTTTACATTTACTGTAGATGGTGAGTCTGTTATGTATGATGATTTGCCTGATGATTTCAAAGAGTGGTGTAAAGAGGTTAATCCAGAAGGGCAAAGTTTATATGATGTATTCTGTGAATGGATACAGTCTTATATAATTACTGGTAACTACTACCCACATATTAAAAAAAGCGGTGATTATACAGCTTTATATTCTGAGGATGCTACAACAGTAAGAAAGTCTAAAGATACTAAGAGAGCTTATTTATCTAATTTCTGGCGTGATATTGGGCTAAGTAATACTCCTAGTGCTGAATACCCTGTAAATGAGTTAGAGTTTTACGATGGTACAAATCAAAAAGAGTTTTTAATTCATGGAATGAGAAAGTATCCTGAGTTTAATTACTATGGACTACCTGATTATGTAGGTGCTTTAGATTGGATTGATATTGAATACAGAATGTCTAAGTACAATATTGATAAATTTGATAATGGTTTCTTTCCATCCGTATTAATTCAGATGTTTGGAGAGGTTCCAGATGGCATGAATGCACAGCAATATGTTGATAAGATTAAAGACAAATTTACTGGAGAGGCTAACAATGATAAATTCTTAGTAGAATTATTAGATAGTCCTGAGCAGGCTGCAAGTATAAAAGAGTTCGAAAGAGAAAGAGATGGAGAGTTTTTAGAGTTATCTCAATTAACTACTAAAGCAATAATTACAGCTCATAGAATTACACCTAGTTTAGCTGGAATTGAAACAGGCGGTAAGCTAGGAAGTAACCAACAGATAAAGGATGAATACGATAAGTTTATGAATAGCGTAGTTATTCCAGACTTTCAAGAGCCTTTATTAAAGATGCTTAATAAGATTATTTCAAGAGATACTAAATATGGTAATATTGAAATAGGTATTTTAAATGTAGCTCCTGTAGGTAATTCAGAAAGAGTAGATATTAATGGTGTAGTTACTATTAATGAAGCCCGTAAGATGCTTGGTTTAGATGAGTTGGAAGGTGGTATAGGAGATATATTTGTTAATCAAAATGCTGTAGCAAATATAGAAGACACTGAAGAAAAAGAAGATGATGATGTTTATGCTAGTGCTAGTGATTTTGTCTATGTAAAAACTTATGCTGATTATCCTGATGCAGCGGTTAACAATGCTAAGAGAGGTATTAAGTTAAATGATGAGGTTAATAATAAATGTGCTACTAATGTAGGAAAGCAAAGAGCACAGGATATAGCTAATAAAAGAGGGTTAAGCTTTAGCACTATAAAAAGGACTTTTAGTTATTTATCAAGAGCTGAAGAATACTATGATCCATCAGATACTAAAGCATGTGGTACTATTTCTTACTTGTTATGGGGTGGTAAAAGTATGAAAAGTTGGGCTGAAAGTAAGATTAAAGAAATTGAAAAAGGTTAATTAATATGGCGTATAATACTGAGATGATGACCTCAACAGAGGTTAGTAGCCAAGCTATAAATGATAATTATTTTGATACAGCTTATTTTGATAAGTATATTTTAACAAGTCAAAGAAAGTATGTTAAAAGTGTATTAGGTGTAAAGTATTATGATGAATTATTAACTCAGATTGCTGGATCTAGTTTAACAGGAGATAATACTATTATAGTAAATCAGTTTATAAAACCTATGTTAGCTCATTACATAGTATATGAGGTATATTCTAAGGTACATACTCAATTAACTAATCAAGGTGCTATGGAGAATAACACAGAGCAATCTAGTCAAGCTAGAAGCTTTGAATATTCACAGAGTAGAGACTTCTACATTAATAAGGCTGATTTTTGGAAAAAAGATATGATAGAATATATCAAAGAGGCTAAAGATGCAGATAGTACAAAATTCCCTTTGTTTGATGACTGTGATAATCCACCTCAAGTAAATAAAAAAGGAATAATATTTTATTAAAATATGGCAATACTACATAAAAATATAACTGCATCAGGTGATATACATAATCCTAAATGGCATCCAGATGCTAATAATGGTGATTATGCTTGGAAAAATGAAAAAGGAGAATTAGAGAGTATAGATGAATTATTATTACCAGCTGCCTTAAATTTTGTAGATGGTAGTGTAGCACCTCCTACAAGTAATACTAATGATATTTATATTTTATCTAGTGGTGGTAGTGTTAATGCTGGATGGGGTTCTGTTGCTTTGCAAGATTGGGTTAAGTATGATGGTGCTGCGTGGAATGCTATAACACCTCAAAAGAGTAGTTTATGCTATGATAAGACTGCCGATAGTTTATTGAGTTTTAACGGTACTGCATGGGCTGCTATTGGTGGTGGTGGTGATTCTATTTATACTGTATCTGGAACAGTACCTAGCTCAACAGTAGCAACAATTACGGATAGTTTAACTTTTGCTGGTGGTAAAATAGCTCTTTCAAGTGTTGATGATGGTATTTTATTAAACAGAGTTACAAATGCTGAGATGCTATCTATAAGCGGAATGGCTACTAATGAAATTGTATTTAATACAACTTTAGATGCGTTGTATAGATATGATGGTTCAAATTGGGTAGCACTTGCAGCAGGATTTGGAATTGTAGGAACAACAGATAATACAGGTTATTCAACTTTTTACGCAACGGTTGAGGCTGCTTATATTGCAAATCAAGGGAGTATAAAATTATATACGGATATTACCGAAAGCTCAACAAGAACTATTAATATAGTTGATGGAAGGGATATAGATTTAAATGGTTTTACATATACTTATACTGCCGCTGATGGTACTAATATGTTTGATGATACTACTGGCTCAACAAAAGTTAGAATTATTAATGGACGTTTAATTAGGTCTAATGGAACTACATTAAGTGAAGTGTTTAATTTTAATGCACAACATACTCAAATTGATATAATAAATGTATATGCAGAAAATACTGTAGGACGTTGTTTTTTAATTTCTGCGCTTAAATTTATAGGCACTGGAAGCACTTTTATAAGTAATTCTGGTAATTTAACTTTTAATACAACAACAAGCATAAAAGGAGGTAGTTATATTAATAAAGGTACTGGAAATAATTATTTTGATTCTGATGAAATTAACAATATAACTGCAAAAGTTTTAGGAGGAAGAAATCAAATTTCTGGTATTGTTAATAATTCAGAGTTTTATAGTACAACTGGTTATGCTTTAAATTTACTAGCATTTTCAAAAGCTATTAATTGTTACGCTAAAAGTACAACGGGTTTTAGTGTTTTTGCTGTTGCAAGTACAGAACAGGCTATTAATTGCACATTAATAAGTGATACAGGTTTTTGTGCCTTCAAATCACAACTAATAAACTGTTTTATTACCTCATTAGCTACTTATGATGTAGTTAGGGATTGCGGAGTTATTGAGAATTGTAATATTATTAATACTTCGACGGGTGGAAGTAATGCAATTAAATTTAATAGTTTTACAAATGCAAAAGTAATTAATAATATAATTCAATTATCAGGTTCAGGTGTGGCAATAGATTTAAGTGGCGCAACAGATGCAAGAGTACTAAACAACACCGTTAAAGCTGTTAATACTTCAGTAATTGCTGTAAAACAAGCTGCAAAAGATGCTTATATTTTTGGTAACATTTTAAAAGGCTCAACTAATTTAATAAACGCTACAACAGGTACTAATTTATGGACTGCCTCAATAGATAGCGCAAACAATAGCGCACAACTTTAAAAATAAAAAATATGAATGCTAATATTTACGAATATGGTACTGATCCAAAAACAGGATTAAAAAGAAGATTAATAAGAGATTCAGCTATAGTACAAGAGGAAATGGATGCTAATCCAACACCTAAAGCGGTAGTATTTTTAAGGCTTCAAACATACGTAGAGAATGATGATAAAATAGTAGTAGTTACTGATGAATCTGCTGGTTATGAAGTTGTAAAAGGTAAGATAAGCTATGATGTTAATGGGGTAGCTTTGCCAAAGCATATTATAAATCCAGAAACAGGAGAAATAACTACTCCTATAAATCCTGATACTGATGAGCCATATCCTAGAGATAATGGTTATGATAATATAATTATTTTATCAAAATTACCAATTGAGTTTGATTCAGTTTTAGATAATGGTATAAAAGAATACTACAATATTGATTAAAAATAAAATGATTATGTATAATTTATATTTAGTTTTTATAAATTTAGGATAGTTAAAAAATAAATTATGGATAGCGCAATAACAATAGAAAATATAATACAATTTATACTTTTATTGAGTGGCTTATTCGCTGGTTTTATTAGATTTAATAATAAGACTGAAAAAAATTCGCTAATGATTAGGCAATTAGAAAAGGATGTTAAATCTGTAAAGGAAGATAATAAAGAAAACTATTCTAAGTTAGAAGCTAAGATAAGTGATGTAGAAGATGATTTAAAAAATATTGCTTCTGATATAGGAGAGATTAAAGGCTTTATGAAGAGGCTAAATTACAAGTAATGCACATCACTATTATCAGAGATACTTATACAAGTATAAGCACCATAGGTAGGTTATTCATAGATGGTGTAGAGTTCTGTTATACACTAGAAGATATAGTAAGAGGAGAGGGTATAAAGGTGTACGGAGAAACAGCTATCCCAGAAGGAGAATATAGTATGACTATGAGCTATTCTAATCGATTTAAAGAGCTTATGCCGTTACTTTATAATAAGCCTGATCTTACGGTAAAAGATAATAAAGGTGTATCATTTAGTGGTATCCGTATTCATTCTGGTAATAAAGCTGTTCATACTCATGGATGTATATTGTTAGGAGCTACTAAGAGTAAAGATTTTGTAGGTAATAGTAAAAAGACTTATAAAGAGTTTTTAAAGCTCTTAGGAGAGTTCGATATACTTAAAATTAAAATAACTAATAAAGAACAATTAAAATGAAAAAAGCAATAAATGCAGTAGGTAAATGGTTTATGACTGCTAAGAGTGAAGCGGTGGTAGATGGTATAGAGGCTGTTGGTAAAAACAAGCTTAATAAAAAGAAGGTAGGTGTAGTGATTACAGTTATATTAGCTATCTTGCTTTTAAGTGGTGTTATTTCTGAGGAAACTTTTATAAGTTTATTCGGAAAAGTTAATTAAGATTTTCTTAGCCCCTCTCAGGGTTCTTGTTTGTTTGTTTAGGAGGGATTTGTTACCCCTCCTTTTTTTGTGTCTAAAAATAAATATTATTTAAAACTTGCTATTTGTATTAAAAAAGTATTATATTTGAAGTAACAATAACAACAAACAACAAAAACAAACAACATGAAAAACTTTAAAGAAACATTAGCGGAAATTCAAACAGCTCAAAA